AGTGTTACCATTCGAAATGTAAAAGTCATCAGTTATTTTGGTTGGGGAGATGGGATGAATGTGTTTTCCAGCCGGAACAAGATGTGTTTTTGATAATGGCACAGAATCAAATATGCTCTATCGGTCGCTTGAGAAAGCTATGAACATAGATGGCTTTTGTATTAGCGAGCCGATTGATGATATAAAAATTGAACAAGTAACGGATGATGATGTGCAAAATGGGTATATTTATGTATTGAAAAGCCAAAGTAATAATCCAAGCATAAAAGGAATAAAAGATCTGTATAAGATTGGTTATTGTTCGGGTTCTGTGACGGAGCGAGTAAAAAATGCACGTAATGAACCAACATATCTATTGAGTGACGTTACAATTTTATTGACGGTTCGCTGCTTTAATATGAATACAAGGTATCTTGAAACGGCAATACATGATTTTTTTGGCGATGCAAATATTGCCTTTGAAGTAAAAGATAGACAAGGAAATACTCACTATCCGAGGGAGTGGTTTTCTGTGCCGCTCGATATTATAGAGGAAGCAGTCAAACTCATCGTGGCTAAAGAAGCCGAACAATACAAATACGACCCGCACATCGGGAAGATTGTTAAGCGAGCAGTATAAACCGAGTTGTCATATTGACATATATTTCCTACAATGTGGCACTATCGTCTGCTAAAATCCGTAACTAAGAAGGAGGGTGATATTGATATGAGCAAATTAATTAAGATTTTGTGGACAGTTATTTCTTATGCCCCTCTTATGCTCGTGTGTGGAATTGCGATATTTATTGATAGCCTAACGACCAAGCAAGTCACGGAAAAGGTATGGGTGGGGTGTCTCGTTTTCGGTTTTGGACTTATTTGTATCTTTGCTTGTCGCGCTTTATTAGCGTTCGCAAAAAAGCATTTGTCCAAAAGTAAACTATCTGTTGTTTCGGCATCTCCGGGCGATACAAATTCGCTGTCAAGCATGATTGCATATTTACTTCCCGTTGTGACACTGTCCATTACCGATGTTAATTTATGGGTGCTATGTGCGATGATTGTCCTAATAATATTGATGTTGCTTTGGACAAAAGCAATTTTTATCAATCCGATAGTGTACCTTTGGGGATATAGGTATTATGATGTTCAAGTATCGAGCGGAATGTCGTATACATTGTTATCAAGGAAAAAACGCTTTAATCCAAAAGAAGTCGGCGCAGTGATAGAACTTTTTGATGAAATATATATGGAGGTGTAACAATGTTTACCGAAACAGATGAAATTTTCGTTTGGGCGAAAAAAGGAAGAAAAAATAAAGTGTACAAGCTCAAGACGAGTGCTTCAGTCAAGCAATTGTTTATTGAACTTTTCAACAATGGGATTAACTCGTTGATGCAAGATGATAATGGGGATGAGCGAGAGCCTATCCCGTTTGAGAATAATTATTCGGTAACTGCTCGCGAAGAAAATTTCATAATCCGAACATTTGTTATTCCGCAAGAACTCCGAGATGCTATAGATGCTCCTGATGTAGTTGAAAACTATACCCCCATAGACGAAAAAGGAAAAACCGAAGAGGGGTATGAAATTCGAGCAATTGTAATTGGTGCAAAGGATGAGCAGGGTTACTACTTGGCAGGGCAGCGTTTTACACAGAGGCAAGTAATGGTAAAGCCGAAGGGATTTAACCTGTTTTTTCAACACGATATGTTTGTAGAGGAAAGGCGAGGCTTTTCCATTAACATCGGTGAAACAGTAGACTGTGTTTTTATTGGCGGCGGCTTAATTTTTGAGAAGTATAATGATGCAAATGGTGTGTTTGATTTAAGCGAGTATTATCGCACGGCATCCCAAAGTGAGGTCGATCAGTTTTCGAATAACCCTGCTTTTGAAATTAGTGATTCAGATACCTTTGCTCGCTCTGTCGCAGGAATAAGCATGCGAAAGAAAATTGCCAAGATTATAGATTTGGGAACACTAAACGATGTTGGAAAAATTCGCACTAACGCAACTAAAGTAAATGTTGATATAGCATTTACCGATGATGGGAGCAAAGTGAAAATCCCCGAAGATAAAAAAGAGCTTAAAAAGGTTATGGCATTTTTGGCGGAAGAGCTGTATCCGGGGCTATTTACAAACAATACATATTTGTCGAACTCGACACGTAAAGTTGACTAAGCAATGGGCATATTCGATATTTTTAAGAAAAGGAAACAGAATAAAGAGATAGGGGATGCTTCAACTCAATCGTTGGCGATAAACGATGCAGATAAAGGCTTGGAAGTTGTATTGGAGTCTCTTCCGACAACATTCGATGAAACGCAAGGACATTTGGTCGAAATTACAGAGCTTTCCGTTTTGGCTCGAATAGATGCGGTTATCCCAGCCGCGACCGTTGCATGGGCTAACGTTGCAAAAACCGTGGGAAGTACAGGAGAAGCGCTATATAAGGTTGTTTTGAAAAACGGCGGGCAATTGGTGGATTCCCACACCATTGTTGGAGCGAAAAGAGCTATGACTATGGGGAAGAACGGTATTGCCGAACACGCAAACCTATTAGAAGTGAATCCATCCAAACTTAGTAAAGTGGCGAATGTCGGCGCTACCGTGTTTAGCGTAGCATCGATTATTGTCGGTCAATACTATATGCAACAAATCGACACAAAGATTGGCGCAATATCGGATGAATTAAAAGGGATTGCGTCAACCCTTGATATCCAGTACAGAAGTCAAGCGGCATCGCTTATTGAGTCGGTCTACAATATTTCGAAATTTCAAATGGATACCATGGCAAACGAAGAACTGCGACTCCGTGAATTGGATAACATTCAAGAACTTCGGAAAGATTGTCAAACGTTACTAAATCAAGCGGAGGCAGAGATCGAAACAATTTTGGGAACAGAACAGCCGAACTATGATAGTTATGCTTCGGCAATCAAGAATATAGAGAAATGGAGCCGTTACCAGTCCATCCTTGTGCAAGTGCTTGCCCAAATCAATGAGTTGGACTTCGCATTGAGTATGGGAGCGAAGACAAAAGAGCATTGCTACGGTTCTTTTGGACTACATACAAAAAAGTTGGACGAAATCCATACACAAATACTTTCTTGGCACAAAGAGCAATGCGAGCATCTGCAAATAGACATTGATGAAGAAAGACGCAAGAATACAGGATTTTTTGCAAAGTTATTGGAGAAGCCGATAACCGCAATAAAAGAAGAGTGGATGTATAAATCGCTCGATAGAGAAACGGTGGGCTTAATTAAAAGCCAAACTGCCGAGATGAAACAACTTTCCTATGATACGGATAATCCTTTTGCGGAAGATGTCGAAATTGTTGTTCGAGGAGATAAAAAGTATTATTTAGCCAAGTAAAATTAAAACGCGCTGTTTGGAAAAACCCAGATAGCGCGGTATCTTTATTTTCGGTCAACTTTTATGATGTCTACTAATTTGCCTTTGGTTTTGGCATACGCAATGGTGTGCCAAGTCCCGCCAGTTTGCTCACCATTCCAAACGGCAAGAACTGTGTCGGAGTGGTCTATCATATAATCGTTCCGAACGAGCATGCAAGCGCGGAAATAGTGGTCGTTTACCAGCTTTATTTTATCTGCCTTTTCAAGGATATTGTTATATCTTGCAATTTCACTTGGCGGCCATTTCATTGTCTGGTTTGGGCAGGGAATAGCGCATTCTAAAGAAATGTTGAACCCATATTCATTTTTTAATCCAAGGACAATTTCGGCAAAATCTATATCCACACCGAGAGCCATTCCTGAAATAAAGTGATCATAACCATCATCAATATATTCAGCCACACAACAAGCGAGGGACTCGATATATTCATCGTAATGGGGTCCTTCTTTTTTGTATTTCCAAGGTAATTTAGCTGGGCGATGCCCGGTAACGCACACTGTTTTCACTTACTTACACCTCTCGTCAAAAATTATATCAAAATACTGGGCAAAAATCAAGCAATGCTTGGTTTCTGCCCAGTATTTTCAAAAATAAAAAGTTTATACTATTACTGAGCGAAAAACAAGTAAAGGAGGTGCAGTCATGACTATTGGCGATGCAGTATCGGTAAGACTTATAGAACTCATGGAGCAAAAGAAAGTGACCGCATACCGTCTTTCTATGCTCACGGGAGTAGATCAGTCAACGATAGGCGATATAAAGAAACGTCGGAACATTGCGGTAAACATTAGAACGATTAGCGCATTGTGCCAAGGTTTGGGTATTGGACTAAATGCTTTCTTTGATAGTCCATTGTTTACGCTTGAAAATATAGAAGACTAAAATGGTGGTCAAGTGGTGACTGCCATTTTTTTGCGAAAAAGTAAGGGGTGTCATGGAGTGCGGACACCCCTAATTTTATACCTTTTAGAGCCTTGACTTCTTTGGGCAAAAGAAGTATAATAGTGTTGCTATCAGGGACAAGTGTCCCGAATAGACAAAGTGAGGGCCATCACAAAATGAGAACAAAAGACAGCGAGTTAGTTCAAAGAATCAAGTCATACATTGAAGACCAGTGCGAGCAAAGGGGGAGAATACCTCCCATTCGAGAAATAGCGGAAGCATTGGGAGTTGGAAAGAGTTCTGTGCAGAGATACATGGAGTATATGACGGAACAAGGAATAATTGCGAGAGGCGAATATGGGTATGAGTCCATTGAGCAGTCGAGAACGGAGAAAACCGTGTCGGTTGCAAAGCTTGGGTATGTTCCTTGCGGTCCTCTTGCAGAAGAGTATGAGTGCATAGATGGATATGTCAGACTCCCGGCATCGTTTGTAGGAAACGCAAAAAAGTGTTTCTTGCTCACGGCAATCGGAAATTCAATGATTGACGTAGGAATCAATGACGGAGACCTTGTGCTTGTAAGACAACAGGAAACTGCGGATTATAACGATATCGTAGTTGCGCTTGTGGAGAATGAAGTAACTCTTAAACGCTATCGCCCCGATAACAAAAAGGGAATCATCGTACTTCATCCCGAAAACAAACGAATGAAAGATATCGTGGTTAATAGTTGTCGAATACAAGGTGTTGCTATCAAAGTGATTAAAGATTTGGAAAACTAACAAACGCAAGGGAGGCGGATTTACAAAACAATGACGTATAACGTGAAATGCCCGTTGTGTGGCACGGAAAACAAAAACTTATACCTTGACGAAACTAATGGTTGGTTTGAGTGCGAGTGTTGCAAGAGAGAAGTCTTGCCGCTCAAGTACGCAAAGACAAAGTCCATTCCTTTGTATGACTATAAGACATTCGCCAAGGCGATACAAACAAAATAATCTCGACAAAACCCGCCCCGTTTAGTCGAGTCGCAAAAGACACATAGTGATACATCGGTTTTTCTACTTCAGTGTAGGAGATCCCGACCGCACAAATGCAGTAGAAAAAATCCAAAACCATGGTATCAAGGGAAATAGGAGGCGAGCATACATAATGCAACATAAAGGTAGCATTGGGGCAAAGAAAATGGTTTGCAATAACTGTTTTCATCCTCTTGTAGGCTTTAAGGACGAGAAAGGATTTGTTCGGGTAAGATGCCCGAATTGCGGAACGATTACAACTGCGAATGCGAAAAGCAGAAGAATAGTTCAAATGGAATTAATTGCCCCGGAAGGGCAAGAAGTAACATGGTAAAAATACAAAAAATTAAATATTCTTACGAACGATACTTGGTCGGTCTGAAACAGTGACATTGTAAAGCCAAGTCCCTCATTCGTATTAGAGCGGTAGGTTAAACCAGTATTGAGAGGCCACCGACATTCGAGATAATCCTTAATTGGATACGTCTCCTATGTCGGTGGCTTTTTTTATTTCCTCCGCTTGCAAAAAAAAATTAAAAAACTTTTCCAAATGGTTCAAAAAGTGAGCCGTTTGACCTTTAGAATACAGCCATCAAGAGCAAGGGAGGTGAGACAGTTGAGTGCTAACGAACGTCGTATGCAAATACTCGAAGTTCTATGTGAACGAAAATTCGAAACGATAGACAACTTAATGTTCGAGTTTTCGGCATCAAGAGCAACAATAAAACGCGATATTCAAGAACTCATACTGTCTTACCCGGTATACACGGTTCAAGGACATGGCGGTGGGGTTCGAATAGACGATGGATACCGACTTGGAATGAAATACCTTTCCGAAAAGCAATCTAACCTTCTTGAAAAATTAGCGGTAGGGCTCACGGGAGAAAAACTTGAAACGATGAAAGGCATTCTCAAAAAATTCAAAGAGCCGAAGCGAGGAAACAAATGAAAGTAAATACAAAAAAATTCATCCGGATGGTAAAGAACGAATGCGGAAGTCTGTCGCTGTTCTGCGTCGAGTTCGGAATCAGCAAAGCGGAACTAACGGCAATATTGCTCGGCGGTCTTCCGTTCAATTACGAGCAAAGCGAACGAATGATAAACGCATTCGGCGCGGAGAAGATGGCCAAGGTTATCGACTGGGAGGGAATGAATGTACGCTGTCCGATCTAACGAAACCATACGCATCTACGATTCATTCGCATATCGCGGGAGTATCAAGGATATGCAGGATAGGTTCTATGATGCGGACGATAAGTGTTGGGTAGTCCCGCTTACGAAAGAAAACGTGGCAACGCTCGGACTGCTCGGAGCAACGCTTGACGAAGAATTACAGGCTTTGACGGCAGATAGCACGGACACAACGGGGAATGCCGATTCGACTATAAAACCGCCTATAAAGGGTAGCCTTTATAGCCACCAAGTAAAGGCATACAACTTCGCGCTAAAACAGTTCGATACTGGCAAAGCGGTAGCGTTCCTAATGGATATGGGAACGGGAAAGACAATCACGACTATTGCGCTAATAGGTGCGTTAAACAGCCAAAAGCGTATCGGTAAAGTGCTTGTTGTGTCACCGAAATCCATAGTCGGTGTGTGGGAAGAAGAGTTCCAAAAGTTTGCGGATTATCGGTATGCGCTGACTATTTTGGACGGCTCGATCGCAAAGAAAAAGGCAGCGTTCGGGTATATGAACGGCTCGGCATTGCAGGTCATAGTCGTGAACTACGAATCGGCTTGGAGGCTCGAAACGGAGATAGGAAAGTGGAATCCCGACATGATTGTCTGCGATGAATCGTCCAAGATTAAAAACCCGACCACGGCGCAGTCCAAGGCATTACATAAACTCGGCAAGAAGAGCAAGTTCAACGTAATCCTGACGGGAACACCCGTTACCAACAATCCGCTTGATTTTTTCTCGCAGTATAAGTTCTTAAGCGAAGAGATACTCGGTTCGTCCTACTACTTGTTCCGAAACAGATATGCCGTGATGGGCGGATACCAGAATCACCAAATCGTAGGGTACAACCATCTCCCGGAACTCGTGGAAAAGGTGCATAAGATAGCGTTCCGAATCAAGATACAAGACGCAGTCGACTTGCCGCCATTTATAGACGAAGTCCGGACGATAAAACTCGAACCCAAAGCCGAGGAGGTATATCGGATGATAGAACAAGACTGCTACGCGCAACTCTCCGCCGATGCGGAAGTAACGGCAAGGAACATTCTGACGCAGCTTTTAAGACTGTCGCAATGCACGGGCGGGTTTATCCGTGACGATGCAACCGCCAAGCCACAGACCGTAAGTACGGCAAAGATAGAGGCTCTCGAAGACATCATCGACAGCTGCGTGGAAGAAGACAAAAAGGTAGTCGTGTTCGCAAGGTTCGTCCCGGAAATCGAGGCGATTAAGTCAATGCTCGAACGCAAGAAGTTGGGCTATAGGTTGATTTACGGGGCAACAAAGGATAGAGCGGAGCAAGTGAAAGACTTCCAAGAGAACACGGATGTAAAAGTGTTCGTGGGACAACTGCAAACCACGGGAATGGGGCTAACGCTTACGGCGGCAAGCGTGGCGGTGTTTTATTCGTTGGACTTCTCCTATGCGAACTATGAGCAGAGCCGAGCAAGAATTCACCGAATCGGGCAGAAAGAGAAATGTCTATACATTCATCTCGTGGCGAAGAACACGGTAGACGAAAAGATAATGAACGCATTAAAGCACAAAGGTGATATTGCGAAACTGATGGTAGATAACTGGAGGACGTTACTGCATGGGAAAGTTTAAGGATTTGACGGGAAGACAGTTCGGCAGACTGACGGCAATAGAACCGTTACCACGGCACGGAAAGAACACGGCTTTGATGCGGGCGTGCAAGTGCGAGTGTGGTGGAACGGCGATAGTACGGGGAACGGACCTTGTCAACGGACACACGATGTCGTGCGGATGTTACCGCAAGATGCAAAAGGCGATGCCGAACGGAGAACTGCGGCTGCATCGAATATGGGCGAATATGAAACAGCGATGCGCTAATCCGAAGAGCAAAGACTTCAAGTATTACGGTGCAAAGGGAGTGTGCGTGTGTGCCGAATGGGAAGACTTTGAGACTTTCTTCTACTGGGCAATGTCACACGGATACAAAGACGGCCTGACGATAGAGCGTATCGACAATGACGGAGATTATTGCCCGAATAACTGTAAATGGATACCTAAACACAGGCAGAACAGCAACACGAGCCGAACGAAGCGATATGTGATGTACGGGAAAGTGTTTACGCTTGCGGAAATTTGCAGGATATACGGGGTATCTCGCAGCACGGTCGCGTCTCGATTGAAGAAAGGTATTCCGCTTGAAAAAGCAATCAAACAAAACAGGAGGTATCAGATGAATACGAAACTACTGGAACTGTCCGACAGACTCAAAGAACTGCGGACGCAAAAGAGCGACCTTGAAAGAGAGGTCAAGGGCATCAATGAAGAGATTGACGGAGTAACAACCGAAATGATCGACTTGATGACCACGGAAGAGTTGACTTCGTTCAATCGTAACGGAACGACGTTCTCGCTCGTCACGCAAGAGTACCCGGCACCAGAACCCGAAAGGAAAGGCGAACTATGGGAAGTCATGAAGAAAAACGGCTTCGAAGATTTGTTCACTATCAACAGCCAAACCCTTTCGGCAACGGTCAAGGAACTTATTGCGGCGAATGAGGGCGTACTCCCGGAATGGTTGGACGGGCTCATAAAAATTGCGGATAAAAACAGTATCCGCGTTGCTAAATCGAAAAAATATTAATTTAAGGAGACGAAACAACAATGGCAAACGAAATCGTAAAGAAAGAAAACACGGCACTTACCTTTGGGGCGAATGCAAACCTTGGCGAGATCTTCGCAGAAGAGCTTGACGGACTGACTCCCTCGTTCGAGAGAATCAAAATCCCGGCAGGCGGCGGTCTTGCCTACGAAGTACCGGGTGACGATCCCGAAAGTCCAGACTCGGCGAAAGAGTTCAAAGCGGTGATTTTGTATCATCATCCCATCTCGTGCTACTACAAGGAAGAGTACACGGGCGGGAACAATCCGCCTGACTGCGGCTCGATGGACGGACGCATCGGTATCGAAGCGGAAAGTGGGGAAATCAGACAGTGCGCCGACTGCGAGTTCAATAAATTCGGCAGTGGCAAGAACGGTGCAAAAGCGTGCAAGCAGAAGAGAAGAATCTACCTTCTTCGTGAAGGCGAGGCTCTGCCGATTATTCTCTCGCTCCCGACGGGCAGCCTTGCCGAATTCAGTAAGTACGTAATGCGACTTCTTTCCAAAGGAAAGAAAACCGTGAGTGTGGTCACTAAGTTCACGCTGAAAAAGGCACAGAACAGCGGCGGTATCAACTACTCGCAGGCGGTGTTTGCAGTCGACCGCAACCTGACCGAGGAAGAACTCAAGAATGTACTCCCTTTGGCAGAACAGGTCAAGGCAATGGCAACTAAGGTTACGGCGCTTGACGAAGAATAAAAACAAACGGGCAACGGGTGGCGGTAAAAGTCCGCCGCCCGGAAACCCAAAACGGAGGAACGATGACGGACATTTTCGAGAAGGTCAAAGACCAAGTTAAAATAGCCGATGCTGTCGAAGCGTTCGGCATCAAATTGAATAGCAGAGATAAAGGCCTGTGTCCGTTTCATAGGGAAAAAACTCCGTCGTTTTCGATTGACCGCAAGAACAATATCTTCACTTGCTTTGGTTGCGGTGAAACGGGTGACGTCATAACCTTTGCGTCAAAGATGAAAGAAGTAGAGCCGTTAGAGGCGGCGAAACTTCTTGCCGAGATGTTCCATATCGACGTGGACGATTGCTCCAAGCGGACGAGCATCAAGGACTACCTGAAAGCGTGCATCAGAGACGCGGACAAGACCGACTATTTCCAAAAGCGCGGACTGACCAAGGAAACGGTGAAGAAATACTGCCTTGGTTATGACGTAAAGAGAAACGCAATCGTGTTGCCGTACTCATCGGAACTACAATACTACCAAACTCGGAGCATAACCGACAAAAAGTTCTATAAACCGACAAACGAAGAGGCGGGTGCAGAGCCGCTGTTCAATCGCAAAGCATTGTGGGGAACGAGCAAAGAGCCTGTCTTTATCGTGGAGAGTCCGCTCTGCGCCTTGTCTATTATGCAATGCGGCGGCATCTCGGTGTCGCTCTGTGGTGTCGGCGGGGCAAACAAGCTCGTCAAGGAAGTAAAGTCGAAAAAACCGAACGCTCCGCTTGTGCTGTGCTTGGATAATGACGAGCCGGGGCAAAAGGCATCCGCATCACTTGAAAAAGAACTCCAAGCGGCGAAGATTCCATACATAGTATTCAACGTTGCTGGGAGCAAGAAAGACCCTAACGAACTATTGATGTCGAACCCCGAAGAACTCAAAGCAGCGGTGGCGGCGGCAAAGAGAGAAGTTCGGAAAGTCTATAAACGCGGTGTGGCGAGCATAGCGGCAAGCGACTTGCAAACGGCGAAAATTGATCCGCCAGAGTGGTTAATCCCGGATGTGTTGCCGCAAGGCTTGGCGATATTGTGTGCTTCGTCAAAGGTCGGAAAGTCTTGGATGGCGATGCAGATGTGCTTGGCGATAAGCCGTGGGAAAGAGTTCTTGGACTATGCAAGCAATCAGGCAGGGTGTTTGTATCTCGCTCTCGAAGATGGTATTTTCCGTCTGAAAGACCGACTCAACAAAGTGCTTGACGGCGGGAAAGCGCCGAGCAATTTCTACTTGTCCATCAAGGCGAATGGTTTGGACGGCGGTCTTATCAAGCAGTTGGACGAAGAGTTCGAAGAACACCCGGACATTAAACTGATTATCATCGACACCTTGCAAAAGGTAAGGGGTTCGGCGAAGAAAGACGAAATCGCCTACGCAACGGACTACCGAGAACTCGGAGCATTGAAAGAGTATACCGACAACAAGCGGATCTGCATTTTTCTCATTCACCATTTGCGAAAGATGGCGGACGAAAATGACGTATTCAATATGATTTCGGGTTCGAACGGCATCATGGGTGTATGCGACACGATATTCATCATCTACAAGAAAAAGCGGCAAGACGAAAATGCCGTGCTGTTTATGACGGGACGAGATATTCGGCAGCGAGACGTCGTGGTGCATTTCGATGAAACAAAGTATCGATGGGATATGGTCGGAACGGCAGAGGAAGAAGAGCGGAAACGCAAAAAGCGCGAGTACGAGAACAATCCTATCGTGAAAACGGTCAAAGACCTTTTAAAACAGTATCCAATGGGTTGGAAAGGCACTGCAACCGACTTAATCAAGGCTGTGTACGATGTGACGGGAAGTCCGTGCATTTACTCAACGGCGGCACTCGGCAAAGAGATAACGAGCATTGAAACGCAGCTCTACTATGACGGCATCGAACACTCGATGAAACGGAGCGGTTCGAGCAGAGTACATTATTTCGGTAAAAGACAGGCTTATAAACCGACATATCAACGGGCGATATTCGATGAATCGGAAGACTAATACGGCTAAACTGGTCGATTTCGACCTGATAAGAATGACGGGTAATGACGGCAAAGTGACGGCAAGTGACAGGAAAACAGTTCTCACACAACACTATCCGTCACTACTGTCACTCCGTCACAACCGTCACATCCGTCACAAAAACGAGATTTCTAATAGAGGGGTTACTGTCACACTGGTAAAGTGTCATTTAGTGACAGGTGTGACGGTTGTGACAGGTAGTTTTATATAGGAGCGAAAAAAGTGAAGGAAAGCGACCTGATAAAAGCGATAAGCAATTATTTGAAAACAGTTCCAAACTTGTTCTTTTGGAAGGAACACGGCGGGATGTACGGAACGGCGGGAATTCCAGATTTGATAGTCTGTTATAAGGGCAGATTTATAGGTCTGGAATGCAAGGTAGGTAAAAACACGGCAACGGCACTGCAACAGCAAACGATTCGGCAAATATTGAAAGCGGGCGGATATGCGGTAGTCGTAAAAAGCGTAGGCGAGGTAAAAGCGATAATTCAAGCGTTTGAAAAGGAGTAGTATGGCAGATATCAACAAAGTGGTGATAACGGAAGAGGCGGAATTCGATTACGAGGTAATACTCGGACTGCCGATGCCGAAAGCCGACATAAAAGAGGCTTGCGAAAATTACATAGAATCCAGATATGACGGCGGTCGCACACTTTGGGGATATTACTACAAGTGGAAGTACTATGACGAAACCGCCGAGAAAATGCTCTTGTTGTTCTTTTATAAGGGACAAAAATTCGGAACGATGCAAATGTGGGATTTGTGCGGGGTCTGTTTCGAGGAAGACTGGAACGAAAACTTGGAAGACTGCGGACAAATTCGCAACTGGCTAAAAAGCAAGATTGATCCGAAAGAAAACGGCGATTGGGTATGGGACGAGCGCGTAAGAGCGGAAAAAAGACAAAAGGAATTGGAGGACTACTTAAATGACGCAGATTGAGATAAAAGACTATTTGGAGAACTACCACGATAAAAAGGCGGTAGCCGAGTATAAGAAAAGACAAGGGCAAACAAGCGACCGCACCCTTGTATGCTTAACGGCAATAGAGGAATGCGTGGAGGGAATGCCAAACGAGATGGGAGATATCTTAAGACTGCATTATTTCCAAAGGATGTCCCTCCGAGATATGAGCAAGAAATACTACTTGGGTAGAACCACGATAGCGAGAAGACGAGATAAGGCTATTGCCATATTAGCCGACTGTCTGACCGGGGTTTGAAAATAGGGACAGTGCAGAGCCAAAATGAACCGAAACGGGACAAACGGCGGATATAATAGTAGTGTAAGCAGGAGAGAAATATGCCAAGAAAACCGAAACGACCGTGTAGTTATCCCAGCTGTCCTAAACTCGTGGACGGGCAGTACTGTGAAGAACACAAGAGCCTCGTAGACAAGCAATACAACGAGTACGGCAGAGACAACTTCACGAAGAACTTTTATAAGACACCCGAATGGTTGCACGCAAGAAAGCGGCAACTGAATCAGCATCCGTTTTGTGCGGAATGTTTGAAGGCGGGTAAAAGGACGAGAGCGACAATGGTAGACCACATCGTGCCTATCAAGCAAGGCGGTGACAAGTTCGCGCCGAGCAACCTGCAAAGCCTATGCTGGTCGTGCCACTCGCGCAAGAGCGCCGAGGAAGGCTCAAGGTGGAAGACGAGACCGAGAGAGTACGACTGACCGCCGGGGAGGGGGACGTCGAAAATCTGACGATTTCCACCCCAAGAGCGGGGCCGCAGTCCAACGCGAAAAAACGCGAAATCAAAAATCAAACGGAAAAATCAAAGAAATCAAAACCAATACGAAGTATTGAAGGACGGTTGCCCGTCCTTTTTGATTTCGCGGGAAATCAAAATAATCAAAAAAACAGAGCAAAAATCAAAAATTCAAAAGGGAGGCAGTATGGCAAGCGGTGGAGCAAGACCGGGCGCGGGAAGACCGAAGAAAGCGGTCACGCAAAAGATACTGGAAGGCAATCCCGGCAAGCGTCCGATAGAAGTCGTGAACTTCACAACCGATAACGGACTGGAACTACCGAGCGAACCGCCTTCTTATTTATCAGCCAAAGCAAAAGAGATATACAAGACCGTGTACGCATGGCTGAAAAGCATCGGGTGTACGCAGGGAATACTGCCGTACAACTTGGAAGAGTACGCATTTTGCAAAGCGAGATGGCTTGAATGCGAAGATATGAACACCAAGCACGGACTGCTCGTAAAAGACCAGAACGGCAAGCCGATGCCGTCCCCGTTCGTGGGTATGGCGCAACAGTATCTCAAACAAACCAACGAAGTGTGGAGCAAAATCTACATCGTGGTACGAGAAAGCAAACTGTCGAAGTGGGACGAAACAAACCCCAACGATGACATTATGGAAAAACTATTAGGGGGTAAAGCATGACGGAATACACAACCGAAAATCCGTTGCGACTAATTGAACTGTTCGCAGGTATCGGTTCGCAAACACAAGCATTAACGAATATCGGCATTGCACATAAAGTCGTGGCGATAAGCGAGATAGACAAATACGCAATTCAAAGTTACGAAGCAATGCACGGAAAAGCCAACAACCTCGGAGATATCCGCAAGATAGAAGAACTCCCGGACGCTGACCTTTGGACGTATTCGTTTCCGTGCCAAGACATATCGGTCGCAGGCAAGGGCGCGGGCATTAAGGAAGGCACTCGCAGCGGATTGCTGTTTGAAGTCGAGCGATTATTGCGTGTTGCATCGGAAAAGGGAACACTCCCGAAATACCTATTGCTTGAGAACGTCAAGAACCTTGTTAGCAAGAAGTTCAAGGCGGACTTCGATAAATGGCTCGATTTTCTCGCCGAACTCGGCTACACAAACTATTGGAAAGTGTTGAATGCCAAGGACTACGGCATTCCGCAGAACCGAGAACGGGTTTTCTGCATATCTATCAGGGGCAAACACGAACCCTTTGTTTTTCCAAAACCCAAAAAATTGACTATTCGTTTGCGAGATATGATTGATGAAACAGTCGATGAAAGGTTCTATCTCAAGGAAAGCACAATACGGAGCATACTTCGTTCGACATTTAACAGCCGAAGAGATAGTATTCGCCCCGGTGACGGGCTCGCAAATACACTTCTTGCAAGAGATTGGCGTGGACCGTAATGCGTTCAGGTCGGAGAAGTGGTAGGCGGTAAGTGGGACAAGATGCACGATATCAGCAAGCGTGTGTATGAACCTGACGGTATCGCTCCGACCGTGCATTGTCAGCAGGGTGGCAACACCGAACTGAAAATAGCCGAAGACTTCGTGCTTGGTGGCTTGCAAAAGCACCAAACACCGAGAACGGACGGCATTAGTCCAACGCTCACCGAGGCGATGGGCAAAGGCGGCGGTCAAACTCCTATCATCATCGACACGGCCGAGCCGAGAGAACGCTTTTATAAGCAAGCATTCGAAACGCTGAAAGAGAACGAGTGCGAAGTGGGCGATACTATAGACGCTTTCAATAAGAAAGTGAACAAGAGTGGAGTGTGTCCGACTCTTACTACTCGCCCGGAAGGGTTCGAGACAGCGATTCTTCCCGTTGTCGGGGCGATGCGTGGAAGAAACCCCGAAGATCCGTCCGACAGAACGGCGGGAGTGCCGACCGAACAGAGACTTGAAATCAACGAAAAAGGTCTATGCAATGCTTTGACCACGGTTCAAAAGGACAATCTTGTGATTGAAGAAGACAAACAGGACTATGTAAGTCGAAGATATAACGAATTTATCGAAGAAAAAGGGTATGTCCCGGAAATGTTCGTGGCATACAACAAGACCGAGATAAAAGACGTTGCCCCAACGCTTACAGGGCAATGCAGCTCTCCGTCCGGGAGTTCTGCTGTGTTAAAACTCGAACCTCCCGTCAAGGTGAATGTGGCAAACAAGAAAGGCTACGAAGAAGCCAACCCCGGCGATTATGTCAACATTACATATCCCGGTAGCAAGACCAAGCGCGGTCGAGTGGGTAACGGAGTAGCGCATACCTTGACTTGCGGTGACGGAAATGCGGTGATCACCGAGAATGTGAGAATCCGCAAGCTCACACCGAGAGAGTGTCTTCGCCTTATGGGGTGGAAAGATGAACAGATAGACAAAATCGTTGTGGCAAAGATAAGCGGAACGCAGCAATACAGGCAAGCGGGCAACGGAATAGTGGTTCAAGTCTTGGAGTCAATCTTCAAGGCTTTATTTTTAGCAGAGGAGAACGAAAATGATTAAACATATCTACACGGCAGAGTCGGTGACTTGCGGTCACCCCGACAAACTTGCAGACCTTATTGCGGACAGCATTCTCGATGCGTGTCTGGAACAAGACGAAGACAGCAGAGTGGCTTGCGAAGTATTGCTCGCCCATAACAAATGCTTTATTGCCGGGGAGATTACGACCAAGGCGAAAGTCGACTACGAGTACATCGCCAGATGTGTGATTGCCGAAGTCGGCTACAATGCAAACGACATCGAATACGAAGTCCGCATTCATAAGCAGAGCGCGGACATTGCGGGTGCGGTCGGTAAGAAAGAACAGGGGGCAGGAGACCAAGGCATCGTCTATGGTTATGCGTCAAGCGAAACCTTAAACTATATGCCGCTCCCGGTGGAACTCGCTCACCGATTGACCGATAGACTTACCGAATGTCGCGTTAATGGTGTTATAGCGGGACTTTTGCCCGATGGGAAAAGTCAGGGGTCGGTTGAGTATGATGGGGACAGGTTCTCTCGAATCGTGTCCATCGTTGTGTCGGCACAGCACCGAGAAGACAAACCGCTCGATGAACTGACGGCGGAGATTAAGGAAAAAGTGATTGCTCCCGTTCTTGCAGAGTACGACATTTCCAAGACCGAAATCCTTGTCAATCCGTCAGGTCGATTCGTAATCGGCGGGTTCGTTGCAGATACGGGACTGACCGGGCGAAAACTGATGGTGGATACCTACGGCGGAATCGCTCATAACGGCGGCGGTGCGATGAGCGGTAAGGACGCAAGCAAGGTAGATAGAAGCGGTGCATATCTTGCAAGATACATTGCAAAGAACGTCGTTGCATCGAACCTTGCAGAGAAGTGCGAAGTCGCGCTCTCTTATGCTATCGGTGTTCCTAAGCCAACAAGTATTGACGTCAATACATTCTACACGGGAACGGTCAGCGAGGTTCTCATCAAGAAAGCAATCGAGAAGGTATTTGACCTTTCGGTGGCGGGAACGATTGAGAAACTCGACCTTAAGAAACCCGTGTATGCACAGACGGCAGTAGACGGACATTTCGGAAAAGACTTCCTTGCGTGGGAACTCGTAGATAAAGCGGAGGAACTAAACGATGCCGTCAACAAGGGATAAGCTCATCACGGACAATATGCGACTCGTCTACCATATGTACGGAAAAATCGGTGATGGTCCCATAAAGGAAAACTACAAGGAAGACATCATCTCCGAGGGAATGCTTGGACTATGCAAGGCGGCGGACACCTTTGACGAAAGCAGGGGTGTCCGATTCAGTACATACGCGGCTATGTGCATACGGAACGCAATGCTGATGTTTATCCAAAAAACGAGCAAACACTATCCGCACGAAGTATCGCTGAACATGGTAATAGACAGGGACGCCGAAGACAGCGTACTTACTCTTGCCGACGTCATAGAAGACGAAAGCCAGAGCGAAGACGAAATCATCACTCGAATTATGCTAAAAGAGTTCGAAGAAAAACAAACCCCGAAAGACCGAAGAATACTTCGAGAGATACGTCAAGGAAAGAAACAAAGAGAAATCGGTGAAATTGTGGGAATGAGTCAAGCACAGGTTTCAAGGCGAATTCGCAAAATGCGGGAAAAGTTTCGAAATTGACAAATTATATGCTGGACTTTCGATTGCCTTTACGGTATTTTGTTTGACTTGATAGGAGGTGACAACTATGAACAAACCAAGGGTTGAAATCCATAGTCAAGGTCCGGAAGGGAACATTTACTTCATTATCGGAAAAGCAAGGGACACACTCCGCAAGGCGAGACGAATCAGCGACTACAACGATATGTGGGAGAGGGTGCAAAACTGCGGAAGTTACACGGCGGCGCTTGCCGAAATCCGTAAAACGGTAGACCTTATCGACCTTGACGGAGCGTTCTAAAAGTCCATAAAAATAATCGCAAAATTCTTTGTTAATTCTTTGTGTTTCGGCGCGTTTTCGCTGGGCTCTTTCAAACCTTTACGGTATTGTTGTGTTACAAAACAGGGGTGCGGAAAGCACACCGAAAAAGGAGAACACACAGTATGAAAAACCAAAAATTCGGAGTCGAAATCGAGCTCACGGGCATCACAAGAAGAGACGCGGCAAAAGTCATCGCTGACTACTTCGAAACAACGTCAACCTATGAAGGCACAGGATACAATAAATACTCGGTGCGCGATAGAGTCGGCAGAAAATGGACGGCGATGTACGACAGCAGCATCGATGCAAGAGACAAAAACGACAACCGCTTGAGCGATGAATACAAATGCGAACTCGTAACACCGATACTCGGATGGGATGACATCGAAACCCTACAAGAGATCGTGAGACTGCTCCGCAAGAACGGAGCGATAGCGAACGCGAGCTGCGGAATCCATGTGCATGTCGACGCGACAAACCACACAGCAAAAACGCTCCGCAATCTCGTAAACATCATGACGGCGAAAGAAGACATACTCTTCAAAGCCTTGGGAGTAAGCCAAAACCGCGCGGACAGATGGTGCAAAAAAACGGAAGAGGGGTTCGTAGCAAACCTGAACCGCAGAAAACCGACAACCGAATCGGGCATCGAAAGATTATGGTATAACGGAGCATCGAGAAGAACAACCCACTACGATATCAGTCGCTACCACGCACTCAACCTGCATAGCCTATGGCAAGGCAAAGGCATAGAGTTCAGATGCTTCAACGGAACAACCCACGCAGGTAAGATAAAGACCTACATACAACTGTGCCTTGCAATCAGTCACCAAGCACTGACGCAAAACGCGGCAAGCGCAAGAAAGACAGCAAGCACGAACGAAAAATACACCATGCGGACTTGGCTACTCCGTATGGGAATGATAGGCGATGAGTTCAAAACGGCAAGACAGTTCCTACTCGAAAGCCTTAACGGAGACATCGCCTTCAAGAACGGAAGACCTAACAGGGTGGCCGCATAAGCCACCCTATGAAATACAAGGAGATAAAATCTATGAAAAAAAGACTTTATGTGGCTTACGGAAGTAACCTGAACCTACGGCAAATGGCAAGAAGGTGTCCGACCGCCAAGGTATTCTGTATCGGTACTATAAAGGACTACCAACTGACATTCCGATGTGTGGCAACAATAGAGCCAGAGATCGGCAAGGAAGTTCCCGTCGGAGTATGGGAGATTCAGCCGAGTGACGAGGCCGCACTCGACAGATACGAAGGGTATCCGAACCTTTATCGCAAGGAAGACATTCAAGTGACGATGTCGGACGGAACGGAAGTCACCGCAATGGTGTACATTATGAACCGAGGCTTGCCCGATTACCCCAATGCATCGTACTACAGGACGATAGAAGAAGGGTATCACGACTGCGGACTTGATCCACAATACCTAAAAGGAGCCTTGGAAGATACGGAAATGCGGAAAAAGAAACAATAAAGATAATATACTGTGTGTTCGAGAAGAGAGATAGAGATGTCTCTCTTCTTGTCGTTTATGGAGGTTGAATGGGAGAGAGTAAGATAATTACAAAACCAAACGGCGAACTATTCAACCCTGACCTTGCACAAAGGGCAATCACTTTCATCAATATGCTCAAGCACACCAAAGGGGAATGGCACGGCAAAAACTTCGACTTGTTGCCGTGGCAAACTCAAATCATATCGGATGTATTCGGGACCGTAAAGCCAAACGGATACCGACAATACAACACAGCCTATGTCGAAATACCGAAGAAACAAGGCAAGTCCGAACTCGCCGCCGCTGTCGCACTTTATCTCCTTGCGGGTGACGGCGAGTGGGGTGCTGAAGTATATGGCTGTGCAGCCGACAGACAACAGGCATCGATTGTGTTCGATGTTGCTTGCCAGATGGTAGAGCAATGCCCGGCACTAAAAAAGAGAATCAAGCCAATCATCTCACAAAAGCGGCTCGTGTATTTGCCACTTAACTCGTTCTATCAGGTGCTTTCGGCAGAGTCTTATACCAAGCACGGACTCAACGTTCACGGAGTCATATTCGATGAGCTACACGCACAGCCGAACAGAGCATTATACGATGTTATGCTACACGGCTCCGGTGACGCACGAAAGCAACCGCTTTTCTTCTTGATAACGACAGCCGGGACTGATCGCAACTCGATATGTTGGGAAGTCCATTCCAAAGCCAAGGACATCATAGAAGGACGAAAGCACGACAAATCGTTCTATCCGGTCATTTATGGAGCGGAAGACGATGACGATTGGGGAGATGAAGAGGTGTGGTACAAAGCCAACCCGTCTCTTGGTGTCACGGTCGATATAGATAAACTGAAGACCGCATTCAACTCTGCAAAAGAGAACCCCGCAGAAGAGAACTTATTTAGACAACTGCGACTCAATCAATGGGTAAAGCAGAACGTGCGGTGGATGCCGATGGACGCTTGGGATAAATGCGATTTTGCGGTAAATGCGGAGAAACTTCTCGGCAGAGAGTGCTACGGCGGACTTGACCTTTCGTCAAGCACGGACATAACGGCATTTGTGTTGGTGTTTCCACCGACAGCCGATGACGATAAATACAGCATTCTTCCGTTCTTTTGGATACCAGAAGACACGATAGATTTGCGAGTAAGACGCGACCACGTTCCATACGATACTTGGCTCGGTCGTGGACAGGTAATCGCCACGGAAGGCAACGTTATTCACTACGGATACATTGAGAACTTCATCGAAGACCTCGGCACGAAATACCACATCAAAGAGATCGCGTTCGATAGGTGGGGAGCGGTGCAGATGGTTCAAAATTTGGAAGGAATGGGGTTCACGGTCGTACCGTTCGGTCAGGGTTTTAAGGATATGAGTCCGCCGACAAAAGAACTGATGAAGCTCGTGTTGGAGCAGAAGATAGCGCACGGCGGGAATGTTCCGCTTCGATGGATGATGGATAACGTGTATGTTCGCACCGACCCGGCAGGAAACATCAAGATGGACAAAGAAAAGTCCACCGAACGAATAGACGGCGCGGTTGCGACCGTTATGGCACTTGACCGAGCAATCCGAAACGAAGGCTCGACCGATAGTGTATATAACGAACGCGGAATTATCGTGATATAAGAATTGGCGCTATGCGAGACTGCAAAAAGTGTCAAAATGGCACCTTCGGAGTCAGAAAAAAAGTGCCATTTTCTCATTCAAATAGAAGAAAGTGAGAAAATATTTCTCATTGAAGTGCCGAAAAAAGAGAAAAGCAAAGCAAATTTCATCGCAAAACGAGAGGATGTCGGGATAAACTATTGACAATTAGGCTATCATTTGATATAATATAGAAAACAACAAGTGATAGGTGATTGCTATGGATAAACTTATAAAAGCCATAAGACAAAGCGCAGGAATGAACCAAGAGCAGTTTGCAAAGGCTCTCGGAACGACAGCATTGTCTATCAATCGGTGGGAGAATGGAAAAACGCAGCCGAACAAGATGGCGCAAACGCAGTTGTTCGAGTTTTGCAAGAAGAACAATATCGACCTATTCGACTACATTGCAAAGCAGGTAAAGCGCGATGCGGACGATAACAGGTTGATTGTTTATCATGGCTCCAAGAAAGGAATCACGGGCAAGATCAAACCGATAAGTCGTGAGTCGTGCGATTTCGGAAAAGGGTTCTATCTCGGTACTGACCCGGCACAGCCGCTAACCTTAATCTGCGATGAAGACAAACCGATCCTTTACACGATGAAACTCGACCTAACAGGACTAAAAGTCTTGAAAGTCGAAATGAACCTCGAATGGGCAATGCTGATTGCTTATTATCGCGGGTATATGGACGAAGTAAAAGGGAGTGAGATCTACAAGAAGTACGAAAGGTTGGCTGACGGATACGATGTGATACTCGGCTATATCGCCAACGATCGTATGTATCGAGTGATGAAGAGTTTTTTCGAAAAGGAAATAACCGATGTGGCACTAATTCATAGCCTTTCGGCATTAGACCTTGGTCGTCAGTATGTTTGTAAAACAGCAAAAGCATGCGACCAACTCGAAATCGTAGATAAGAAAGAATTGACATCCCTTGAATTGGCAATACTCCAAGATAAGAGTATTGTCAGAAGGCAAGAGGGAATAGATCTTACGGAAGAAATACTGCTGAAATATCGTAGAGAAGGAAAATTCTTCGACGAAATCTTGAGAGGTGAGTGATATGAGCGACAGTTTACAATCGGCACTTTCGGATATGCAAGGGCAATTGTTCGAGATGTCTATCGAAAAAGGTTTGGATAGTGAAACCTTTATAAAGGCTTTTATGCTGTCAGACATAGCGAGCGACCTTGACTCGGAATTCAACCATATGCAATGGGCAGGCAAAGAGTACATTATGGAGCGTATTCTTGACGAGCTCAAAGATAAGTTGAAAACGGGCGGTGAGACATACGACCGAGAAACGATGTATTGGACGGGGTATGTTTATCGCAGATGGCATTATTATACGGGTGAAAGCAGTAAAGATATTTACAAGCAAGCGCCCGCAAAGACGATGCGGATAACCTATTTCCCATATCACACAATGAGTGTAGAAATGGCAATAGACAGACTGAAAGAGTCTTACGAGGAAAAGCGAAAGAAGTAGATATGGGGGATAATCAATGTACATAAACAATATTAGTGAGTTTCATGAATATGTTGGCGAAACAATTGAATACTGCCAGTGCATTGAAAATGATATTCGTTGGATTTACTCTGCGATGCTGAAGGGTGATCATCGCAAAACATTTGATGAACTGGAAAGGAGCAAGTCAACTTTAGGAAATGTTCTTGGAAAATTGAAAAGATTGGATATAAGCGAAGACCCATATTTTAGCGAAGAAGATTATGACCTTCTGTCACAAATAACGGAAATTCGAAATCACTGGGCGCATAAAGGATATGTAATGTTTGTTTATAAGCAAGGGCGAGAATGGGAAGATTCTTTTTTAAAGCAAGCTCGTAGACTCGAAAACGACCACAATAGATTGGAAAGACTTTCGAAAAACATAGAAGATATAAGGTTTGATGTGCTGAGAAAGTACAATCGTATATAGGGAGAGAAAAATGTTTTTTGAAAGAGTTGATTATACAAAGATACCTGAATTGTCGAAAAAAATGAAATCGTTTTTTTGTCAAGGGCGAACAATTAATACGACGTCATATATGAACTGGCGAATATCAAAAGACGATGGAATGAGTTTTTGGACTTTGGCAGAGGGATACTTTGAAACAGCCGATATACTTATAGAAAAATGCTTAGAAGACAACTCCGATAAGAAAGCGGATCTATTTATTTTTCCTATTCTTTTTGACATTGTTCATGCAGTGGAATTATCTCTTAAAGCCATAAACGATTACTTAAGCATTATTTTACACGATGAGGCAAAAATTGAGGGTGGACACAATATAAAACAGTTGTCGGATGTGACATTAAAACTGTTTAAAGAATTTAAGGGAAAAGATAATAGTAATGAGATTAGTGAATCTATAACAGCAATAAAACTTGTTAAGCGATTCATAGACAATATTTTTGAAAAGACAGATGATATGGCATTTGCGAGATATCCAATTAATTCGAAGAAAGAAGACATGTTTTATACTGCATCGTCTGAAAATGTTGTTGTAGACATGGAGCTATTAAAAGAGCAATTATCATATGTCGCAACAATGTTGGATTTTGTCTTCGATTTTTTGTGTCGATATATGGAGTATCTCCAAGAGATGAAACAGTATTATGACTGATAAGAAGATAGTAACATGGTAAACCGTACTCAAACCGAGTGCGGTTTTTTCATACCCAAAACAGGAGGAATGAATGAAAATAGAGAGAAGAAAGGTAGACGAACTCAAAGCCGCCGAGTACAATCCGCGCAAGGATTTACGACCGGGCGATGCCGAGTACGAGAAGCTCAAACGAAGTATTCAAGAGTTCGGATATGTCGAACCCGTTATATGGAACAAGCGAACGGGAACGGTTGTCGGCGGTCACCAAAGACTAAAGGTAATGAAAGACCTCGGCTACGAAGAAGTCGACTGCGTGGTGGTTGATCTTGACGAAAAGAAGGAAAAAGCGCTCAACATCGCACTGAACAAAATCAGCGGCGAGTGGGACAATGACCTGTTGGCAAACCTTTTGAAAGACCTTGACGGGAGCGGTTACGATATCACGCTCACGGGTTTTGACCTTGCCGAAGCACAGGAACTGTTCGGCAGCGGTAGTATGGAGAACGTCCACGAAGACGATTTCGATGCCGAAACAGCCATAGAAGAGATTGCCGAACCGAAGACCAAACGCGGTGACCTATGGATACTTGGGACTCACCGACTGCTTTGCGGCGATTGCACACAAAAGGAAGATGTGGCAAAGGTCTTGGAAGACAAGTATGCCGATGTTATGGTAACCGATCCTCCATATAATGTGGACTACGGCGGAACGATAAACGGGAAAGACAGAAACATCGCAAACGACAATCTCTCCGAAGACGAGTTTTATCAGTTTCTTTTGAGTTTTTACAAGGCGGCGGAAGCGAACCTAAAAAAGGGCGCACCCGTATATGTGTTCCACAGCACGAAAGAATCTGTAAACTTCATCAAGGCGATGGTGAACGCGGGGTTCAAATACGCGCAAACACTTGTGTGGTATAAGAACCACTTTACGCTTGGCAGACAGGACTATCAGTGGATACACGAGCCTATCCTATACGGATGGAAAGAGGGTGCCGGGCATTACTTCATCAACGACAGAACGCTCTCAACGGTCTATGAAGACGTGAGGCTAAATGCAAGGAAAATGAGCAAAGCCGACCTTGTGGACTTTATCGATAAACTGTTCGAGCAACCGACTTCGGTCATTCTCGACAATAAGCCGTCCAAGTCCGCCGATCATCCGACAATGAAGCCGATAACCCTTTGTGCCAAACTCATCTACAACAGCAGCCACGAAGGGGATACCGTGTTTGAACCATTCGGCGGTAGCGGTTCGACCTTGGTGGCGGCGGAGCAACTGAACCGCAAGTGCTGTGCGATAGAACTCGAACCGAAGTATTGCGATGTCATTGTCAGACGATACAAGGAACTCTGCCCGGCGGTGCAGGTAAAACATATCCGTGACGGTGTTGAAATCTACGATTAAAAGGCTTGATTTTCTTTGTTAATTCTTTGTGTTTTGGCGTGTTTTCGCTGGGCTCTTTCGGTTGTTTACGGTATATTGTAGGTACAAAAACAAAGCAAGGGCAACAGCCGAAAGGAGCATAAAATGGAAACGAAAAAGGAAATCCGCAACTACTGCAAGAACAAGCTCAACGCACTGGTGAGAGACCATAACCACTACAACAAAGTGAAATACACGGACGCGGTCAAAGACTACAGAACGGCAATCGAAGTCCTTATCGACTACGCGAAAAGAAACGGCATCAAACTCGGATACACGATGGACGAAAACGGATACATCACGGTGGCATAAGGAGGGCAGCACAATGGCAAAACAAAAGGACATCTTCAGAACACTCAAATGCTACAGTCACGGCTTCCACACCCACGCAACCGAAGAAGAGAACAAGGCGTACGATGCCAAGGTCGAAGAACTCAAAGCAACGATACTCGCCGATGTAGAACACGCTCCCGAAATCATAGCAGACGAGTTCGCCAAGCATCAGGCAAAGATGTATCGCTCCCAGATGCAAGGACAATACGCCGAGCTGATATGCAATGCCGAATGGAAAGCAATCGACAATACGCTAATGGCACTTATCGATAGCAAACCGCTAAAAAAGGACTAAAAACGACCGAAAAAGACAAAAAATCCGACCGTCCGACAGGGCGGGTTAGTCCTTGTTTTTGTTTGTTAATTCTTTGTGTTTTCACGCGTTTTCGCTGGGCTCTTTCGATTGTTTACGGTATATTGTAGGTACAAAAACAAAGGAGCAAAACAATGAAAAAACAACTCATCGAAATCGCAAAAAAGAACTCATACAGCATCGAAGAAAGAGGTGACCTCGAAACCCGAAACAGCGACAGCGAAGACTTCATCGAAATGAGTGTGTGGAGCATAAAGGCAATGCTCGAAGAAGCCTACGAACTCGGCAGGAAAGCCGCCAAAACGAATAAATAATGGGTGGCAGAGATGAAAGCAATAATCGTGAGAAAGGTAGCAAACATAAAGGATTGGCACGATGCAGTAGCAGAATACAAATACATGCACGGCAAGGAAATGCCGAAAGCGGAAGTCAAGGTGGAGAAAACAATCCACCTGACCGCAGCCGAGTTCGACAAGGTAGCGAACGATCTATTCGAAGACTGCAAATGGGTGCAGGAAAATAAAGACCTTATGCGAGTAGACGAAGACGGGGTGTGGCACATGATAGCACTCCAATGCAAGGACAGAAACTACAAAATCCTAATCAACAGCGAGGGGTTCTCCTATCCGAGATACACCGCAATCGTATAACATAGAAAAACCAAGCAAGGACACCGCCGGATATGGCGGTGTTCGGCATTTATGGAGGTAAAATGGGAATATTCGGACGGAGCAGAGACGCTCCTAAAAAAGAGAAGCGAACAGCACCATCAAAGGAATTACAAGAGTTTATCAGGGGTGTAGATGTCGACTTTATCGGCAACAGCAACAGCGGCATCAATGTGGACGAAATGCGGGCGATGCAAACTTCCGCCGTTTATGCTTGCGTGAAGATCTTGGCGGAGACAATAGCGAGTTTACCGCTACACCTATTTAAGAAAGGAAAAGGCGGTAAGAATGAAATGGCGGAGCAACATCCGCTTTTTTCTTGCCTTTATGAGTTCCCGAACGAAGAGATGACGAGTTTCGAGTTCAGAGAAACGATGATGACATCGCTCCTTTTGTGGGGAAACGCATACGCAAGAATCATCCGAAAACAAGGTCATACGACCGAACTATGGTACTTAAAGCCGAACCAAATGGTAGTGGAGCGTGACAGCACTACGGGCAAGATTGAGTACACCTATTCGGACGAAATAACCAACAAAACCTATGTCTACCGACCAGACCAAATCTTCCACATCAAAGCGATGTCCATAGACGGAGTTAAAGGCTTAAGTCCCATAGCGCAAGCAAGAGAGGCTGTCGGACTCGCCTTGGCAACGGAAGAGTACGGAGCGAAGTTCTTCGGCAATGGAGCAAGACCGGGCGGTGTGTTGGAACACCCCGGCACGCTCAAAGATCCCGAAAAACTCCGACAGTCTTGGAATCAAGTGTATCAGGGGACGAGAAACAGCCATAAGGTGGCGGTGCTTGAAGAAGGTATGAAATACCACACTATAGGCATCGCACCCGAAGACGCACAGTTCTTGGAAACGAGAAAGTACCAAGTGAACGAGATATGCCGTATCTTCCGTGTTCCGCCGCACCTTGTCGGAGACCTTGAAAGGGCAACCTTTTCCAACATAGAACACCAATCTATAGAGTTTGTTCAGCACACCATACGGCCGTGGCTTGTAAGGTGGGAGCAAGAGATAAGCCGTTCACTCCTTGACGAGAAAGAACGGCTTTTGTATTTCGCCAAGTTCAATGTGGACGGACTATTGCGCGGAGACTACAAATCCCGAATGGAAGGCTATTCCATAGGGCGGCAAAACGGGTGGTTGTCTATCAACGATATAAGACGGCTTGAAGATATGAGTCTTGTCCCGGCGGAGCAGGGCGGTGACGATTATCTCGTCAATGGTTCGATGATGTCGGCACAGGTCGGACAGCAGAACAAACAAAACAATCCAAACGAAGGAGGTAGCAATGGAGAAGAAAACGAACAAAAAGGAACTCCGAATGCTCCCGCTAAAGGAAATAAGAATAAACGAAAGTGACGGCGGAACGTGTATCGAAGGACACGCCGCCGTTTTCGATTCGTGGTCTGAAACCTTGGGTGGCATTTTCCCGTTCAAAGAGAAAGTGCATAAGGGCGCGTTTGCGGAGAGTATCGGCAAAGACGATATCCGCGCTTTGTTCAATCACGATCCGAACTATGTACTCGGCAGAAACAGAGCGGGAACGCTTGAACTCGTAGAAGACGATGTAGGACTCCGTGTCCGCATTACTCCGCCGGATACGAGTTGGGCAAGGGACATTACCACGAGCATCCGCCGTGGGGACATTTCACAGATGTCAATCGGCTTCGTTGTGGAAGACGATGAATGGTCATCCAAAGACGGAATCGATACGAGAGAACTCAAAAAGGTTCGCTTGTTTGACGTCTCGCCCGTAACGTTCCCGGCATACACGGCAACCGATGTCGGTGTTCGTGCAATGCAAGAATATGACGTGTATAAGACCGAGCAACGCAAAGTAGCGGAAGAAACGGAAAACGCAGTTAAAAAGGCGAAACAGCAGGAAAAACTCAAGAACCTGCAAGCAAAATTCAAAATCATTTAATCGGAGGAAAACAGATGAATATGAAGAAAATTCTCGAAATGAAAGCAAAGAGAGAGGACGCAAGACTCAAGGCGATGGCTGTGCTTAACAAGGCGGAAGCCGAAGACCGTTTCCTCTCCGAAGAAGAACAGAAGAACATCGACAAGTATGAAGAGGAAATTCGTGCGTGGGATGAGAGTATCGGCAGAGCGGAAAAACTTCTCGCTATCGAACCCGAAGACCGTTCGACCGAGAAACCCGAAGTAAAACCCACTCCCGCCAAGGACACCGAAAAGAGATTTTCGTCTTTCGGCGAACAGCTCATGGCGGCATATAGAGCGGCAATGCCGGGCGGTAAGGTGGACGAGAGACTTTCCACGAGAGCGGCAAGCGGTCTTAACGAAACCACTCCCTCGGACGGCGGTTTCCTTGTTCAGCAGGACTTTGTGACCGAACTCTTGAAGAGAACCTATGAAACGGGTATTCTCGCAAGCAAGGTCAAAAAGATTCCTATCAGCACCAACGCAAACGGAATGAAAATCAATGCTATTGACGAAGACAGTCGTGCAAACGGCTCTCGTTGGGGCGGTGTTCAGACCTACTGGGAAGGAGAGGCAGACGAACTCACCGCAAGCAAACCCAAGTTCAGACAGATGGAACTGTCGCTTAAAAAACTCACGGGACTTTGCTATGCGACCGATGAACTTTTGCAGGACGCGGCGGCACTCGAAGCCGTTATTCGTCAGGCATTCGCAGAAGAGTTCGGGTTCAAGATTGACGATGCCATCCTTTCGGGTAGCGGCGAGGGCGAACCGCTCGGTATTCTCAACAGCGGTGCAATCGTGACCGTGGCAAAAGAAGCAAGCCAGACGGATACAATCACCGTGGAGAACCTCATCAAGATGTGGAACAGACTGTGGTCTCGTTCCAGAGCGAATGCGGTGTGGTATATCAACCAAGAACTTGAACCTTACCTTTACACGCTCAAAATCGGAGATAAACCCGTGTATATCCCGGCAGGCGGTCTTTCGGAGAAACCCTACGGCACGCTCTTCGGCAGACCTGTCGTACCTATCGAACAGTGCAGTGCCGCAGGCGAAGTCGGAGACATTATCCTTGCGGATATCGGTCAGTACCTTCTCATCGATAAGGGCGGCATTAAGTCGGCAAGTTCCATTCATGTCAGATTCCTTTACGATGAAAACGTGTTCCGTTTCATCTACAGGGTTGACGGTAAACCTATCTGGACGAAACCTCTCACTCCTTACAAGGGTAGCGCGACCGTTTCGCCGTTCGTCACTCTTGCAAAGAGGGGCGCGTAAACCAAAAACAATAGGGAGGTATGAGTATGATTACTCTTCAAGAAGCCAAAGAGTTTTTAAGAGTTGACGGCGATGACGAGGAAAATCTCATAGCCTCGCTTATAGTAGCGGCGCGGGAACTGACGGAAGACGTGCTTCGAAGACCGCTTGCGGAAATCGAACCTCTTCCCGAAACCGTGCGGCAAGCAATGCTTATAGTCGTAGCCACGCTTTACGAAGAAAGGCAAATCTCCAAGGATAAGACGTGTATCGATATATCCGAAACCCTTGACCTTGTCAGGCGAATGCTGTTCGCCTACAGGAAAGAGAGGTTCTGATGGATATAGGAAGACTAAACCGAAAGGTGGAAATCCTGACCTTTGTGTGGGAGCGAGATGATTTCGGTGGACAAGAAGGAACATGGGTGACAACGGACATAAGGTGGGCGAGTATCGAGCCTGTGAGCGGTACGGAGTATTACACGGCGCAACAAGTTTCAGCGGAAACGGTGGTGAAGATAACGCTCCGATACACGACTAACGTGACCGTTCTAAATCGCGTTAGGTACGGAAACTCGTTATATGAAATAATCGGAGTTTCGGACGATAAAACGGGGCATAAAGTCATAATACTCAATTGCAAGGAGATCGTGAACGATGGGTTACAGCGCAAAGCAACGGAAGGTTAAAACGAAAGTGGAAGGCGCAGACAAACTCGTGAAAGATATCCGAGCAATGGAAGATGCCGCGTCATCTGTACTTATGACGGGAGCAAAGGCAGGCGGCAAGATTGCGCTTGACGATGCAAGGAAAAACTGTCCCGTGGATACGGGAACGCTGAAAGCGAGTCTGAAACTCAACGAAGGCAAAGCCACGGAAACCAAAGCGACCGTGTCGGTAGACTATGACAAATCGCTCCGATACGGCACGTTCGTAGAACTCGGTGCAAGGGGAAGACCTGCTAACCCGTTTCTACGAAATGCCGTTGACGGGAACATCGACAAGATAAACGATGAGATCGTGAAAGCAATCTCGAATGCGGTGGGGAGAAAACTATGACGAACATCTGCCAAGCAATATATGCGTATTTAAGCAAAAACGAACAGATAAGAGAACGCGTGGGGAATAAGATATTTCCCATAATGCTCCCCGAAGACGCGCCACTCCCGGCAATCGTTTATTCGCCCGTGCTTGCCAACTACGATTCGGCTCTGCAAGGCGATACGGGGTTTGTCAGACAGACGATGCAGTTCGTGTGCCACGACAGAACATTCAAGAAAGCAAGAGAATTGTCGAGAATGGTAAAGCGTGCCTTTCAAGACTTTCACGGAAATATGTGCGGCTTGGAAATCCAAGCCGTTTTCATTAAAACGGACTACGAGTACAACGGGAACACCGCGTTGAAATTCAATACGGAAGAGTACCTGTCGAGCATCGAGTTCGAGTTTTATTACAACGAAAAATAGGAGGACTATATGGCGGTAGCAGGTAAAAACGGAAAAGTGATTATCGGTGAGAGCGGAAACCAAAAGGTAGCCGCAATCAAGAACTGGTCGCTTGAACTGTCGCTTGAAACTTTGGAAACGACTGCTCTCGGCGATGACTGGAAAAACTACATCACGGGACTGAAAGAGTGGACTGCGAGTTCGGAAGGCGATTACGAAGTTCCGACCGACACGCAAGGACAAGCGGCATTACAAGAAGCGTATCTTGCAGGTACGACCGTAATCGTAAAACTGTATGTGGATAATGCGAACTACTATCAGGGAACGGCATACATCAGCAGTTTGTCAATCGAAGACCCGGTGGATGACGTGGTCAGCATCAGCCTTGAACTCACGGGTACGGGCGAATTGAGTTTCCATAAAGGAGAGTAAGAATGAAGAACGGAGTAACTATCAATCTGGATAAACCCAGAACATTGAGATACGGCATCAATGCGCTCGTCAAGGTGGAAGACCTTACAGGCAAAAGCATTACGGCGCTTGACCTTTCGCACGTGGGCATCAAAGACTTGCTCATTATCGTGTATGCGGGGCTTTGCCACGAAGACAAAACCCTTACGCTCGAAAAGGTCGGTGACCTTATTGACGAGTATTCAAACATCACCGAGATTGCGGACAAACTCGGTGAAGCCTTTACGCTTGCATTCGGCAAGGCAGAAGGTAAACAGGGGGAATAAGTGAGACTGCTTTTGACCTTTCCGAGTTTTGCGAAAAGGCAGTCGTGTTCTTTGACATAGATCCCTTACGAATCGGCAATTACACTCCGTATGAAGTAATGCTTCTTGCAAAGCAAAAGCGAGAGCGGGAAACTCGACTGTTCGAGGACAACATCACGCTTGCGTGGCATACGGAAGCCTTTGCAAGGCAAAAGAAGTTGCCGAGCCTTTCAAAGGTATTGAAAGATATAAGGAAGAAACCGAAAAAAACAAACTCGGCGGGTGATGCCGTTCTCAAAGCAATGGCGGCAGAGCAAGGGGTAATAATCAAATAGGGGGTGAGGACAGTTGGCGGTTATAAGAAACCTTGTGGTAAAGATAGCGGCGGACATATCCTCGCTCTCGAAAGGTTTGGATAATGCCCAAAAGAAGATACAAAAGGTGTCTGCAAGCCTGACGAAAGCGGGGACGAAACTATCGGCAACGGTTACGGCTCCGCTTGTGGCGCTCGGCACGAAGTCAGTCATGGTGTCGCAACAGTTCGAGCAATCAATGGCAAACGCGGCATCTGTCGCAGGTGCTACAAGCGAAGAACTCGCAAGAATGACGTCAATCGCCCGTGAGATGGGCGCGAAGACGGTGTTCTCCGCATCGGACGCAGCGGACGCTTTGTACTATATGGCATCGGCAGGTTACAAAGTAGACCAGATGGCAGACTCCATCGAGGCAACCCTGAACCTTGCATCGGCAACGCAGAGCGACTTGGCATTCACAACCGAAACCGTTATTTCGACCTTAAACCAGTTCGGCTTGGAAGCAAACCAAGCGGAGCGGGTAACGAATGTGTTTGCGGCGGCAATCGGTGACTCTATGGCATCGATGGATAAACTCGCAAACTCAATGGGATATGTCGGTCCTGTGGCAAACAGCCTTGGCTATACGATAGAAGAAACGGTCGGCGCACTGTCCGTGTTATATGATGCAGGCTATGACGGAAGTACGGCAGGAACTTCGCTTCGACAAGCATTCGTATCTCTTATGAACCCGTCAACGGCGGCGCTTGGAGTCTTTGAAGAACTCGGCATAGCCGTAGAAGACGTGAATCCGGCAACCAACGATTTCGCATCAATTCTTGACAGGTTAAGAGATGCGGGAATGGATACCTCGCAAGCAATGAAGATTTTCGGCGCAAGAGGCGGGCCGGGTATGCTTGCTTTGATGTCGGCAGGCGGTGATGCCGTAAGGGGAATGACCAAAGCCATTACGGGAACGAACAAAGCGACCGACATGGCGGCAACGCAGCTCGATACTTTGCAAGGACAATGGAAGATCCTGAAATCCGAACTTGAAGAGATAGCGATCTCCTTTGGCGATGTGCTGATTCCGCTCATTCGGCAGTTTATAACGAAGTACATCTCGCCGCTTACGGCAAAGATTATGGGACTGTCTATGGGAACGAGAAAACAAATTGTAGTCATAGCACTGCTTGCGGCGGCAATCGAACCATTGCTTATCGTAATAGGGAAACTTGTCGGCAGTCTCGGCACAATCATTAAGGTGGCAAAAGTCCTATTCACGAAAGCGGGACTCATCGGCATAGCAATAGCGGCGGTAGCCGCTTTACTCGTGTATTTATGGAAGACGAACGAAGACTTCCGAAATGCCGTAATACGGATATGGGAGAAAGTCAAATCCGTTGTATTAAGCGTAGCCAACACTATAAAAGCGTGGTGGGACGAGAACGGGGAACGCATCAAAGCGGCGGTCGTGCAAGCCTTGAAAACGGTTTGGAAATGCGTGAAAGAAGTCTTCTCGAAAGTGCTTGCTATAGCCAAGAAAGTATGGCCGCTCGTAAAGAAAATCGTGCTGGACACTGTAAACGGCATCAAGTCGTTTTGGCAAAGATACGGCAAGCAAATACTGAAAGTTGTTTCGGACGTTTTCACCCGTCTTTGGACGATTATAAAAAGTGCGTTTGACGTTATAAGCAATGCGGTGCTGAAATTCCTAAACTATGTCGAACCGCTATGGGAGAAGATAAAGGCACTCTTTGCATCGCTTTGGGATACCATAGTTGAACTATATCAACTCCTAAAACCCGTGTTTGAGTTAATAGGCAAAGTAATCGAAGTGCTGTACGGAGTGGTAGTCGGAGTGGTCAACGGAATCATCGCCGCGCTCGGACCGTTTTTGAGTGCTGTCTTGGATGTGGCGAACGCTATCATCGAAGTAATCAAGTTCGTGTGCGCGATACTCAAAGGCGATTGGTCGGATGCGTGGACGCATATGCAGAACATTGCTACGAGTATTTGGAGCGCTATTAAGAATATCTTTCTCGGTATTTGGGAGTTTATCAAAGGCTTTGGACAAGGTTTTGTAGACTTCTTCCAAGGTATCGGGGTGAATGTGCTGGATATCTTCCGTAATATTTGGACGGGTATCAGCGGGTTTTTCACGAATATTTGGAACGGGATCTGTTCGGTATGCGGTTGGATTTGGGATAAGATAACGGGGTTGTTTTCAAGTATCGGAGACTACTTTAGCAACCTGTTCAAGCAAGCGTTCAACTGGGGTAAAAACCTAATTAATAATATCGGTGACGGCATAAAGAAAGCATGGAGTAAAGTTGTTGACGGAGTAAAATCAGTCGGACAGTCGATAAAAGACTTTCTCGGTTTCGGCTCGCCGACAAAGAAAGGTCCGGGACATACGGCAGACGAGTGGATACCGAACCTAATGGATATGATGGCAGACGGAATGTACGACAATACGCCTATGTTGCAGCAAGCGGCGGCACAGGTCGCGTCTTCGCTGAACATCACCGCATCGGCAAATCGCGCGGTAGTCGGTAGCGGAAGCAGTCCCTATGGAGATATGGTCAATGGAATGCTCCAAGGGATAGCGGCAATCGGCAATAACGGTGGAGAAGAGCAAAAAGACATCGTTTTGGAGATTGACGGACAGCAGTTCGCAAGGCTTATTATGCCGAGACTGAACAAAGAATACAAGCGAAACGGCATTGCTTTAAGGGAGGTGTAAAGTGGCGGTTTTCTTTAAGATAAACAGTAAGACGATAAAAGCGCCGACCGAACTCACTTGCTCGACCGAAGTGTTGGATAAATCGGAAAGAACGATGGACGGCACAATGGTCGTGGACGTTATAGGGAGAAAGAGAAAGGTCGAAGTGTCGTGGAAATATCTCTCGAAAGAGGATATGGGACTTTTGACTGCTGAAACGAAAAGCGGCTCGTTCGTGACGATAGACTACAACGATCCCGAAACGGGGAAGTTGACATCGATGACCGCTCGTCCGCAGGACTTGTCCTGTCAGCCACGATACGATTGGGCGAAAGGCAAGATAATGTGGGCAAGCGTCAGCGTTGCTTTTGTGGAGAGATAACCTATGGAATATACGGATAATCCACGAAAAATACTCGGCAGAGTGGACGTTATCTACTCGGATACGGAAATCAGTAAGGACATTCAAACAACGGAAAGCGGTAATTCGGCTATCAGTCACCCGGACGAAGTGTTCGGCGCATACCTTGTGCCGACAGTCAAAGGCTGTACGATGGACGGCAATGCAACAATGGACGGCTCATTTCAGATGATGGACGATTCGGTCGTTCTCGGTTGGTGGAGCGGTTCGTTGTCGGGTAGTAGCGGTGTGTTTGCAAACGCGCCGTGGATCGAAATTTCTTTCGTTAAAAGACCTATTATTTCTTGGGTTGTGCTTGGCGATGAAAAGATGCAAGAATACCCGGTCGACTTCATTTTGCAGTACAAACGAGACGGGAAGATTGTTCACTTGGATAGTGTGACCGTCAATAATCAGATACAAGTGCGATTAACTCCGCAGCTTGAAGACATTACGTCTATCAGGCTGACGATAACCAAGTGGAGCAAGCCGAATGCTTGTGCAAAAATATTGAAGTTTTACGACCGAATGATGGAACGGTACGAGGGCGATGCCATTGAAATGTTCGAAGTGTCCGAAGAGATGGGAGCGGCGGACGGAAACTACAACATAGTATCCGACACGATGACTGTCAACATCTTTAATAAGGACAGAAAGTTCGATAAGGGCTATCTCCGTTCGCTTATGATACTCGACCGAAAATTGATGCCGAGTATAGGAATAGAAACCAACGGGGGAGTCAAATACCAGCCGCTCGGCACGTTTTATTCGGACGAGTGGCAGATAAACCAAGATTCGCAATGGGTAAAGTGTAGTGCGGTAGACAGACTAATGCGACTGTAGAAAAAGACCTATGTCGGTTTTCCGCTGACGGAGAATGCATCGCTATATGATATAGCCGCAGACATTCTCCTGAAAATAGGGGAAACGGCGGACACTATCGTCATCTCAAAAGACTTGCAATCGGTGGTTGTGCCGATGGCATTCCTGCCAAAGGGAACGGCTTGGGACGCATTACAGGAAATTGCCAATGCGGGACTATGCAAAGTGTTTGTAGACCGAGAAGATAAAATCAATGTCCGCTCTGAGAAGGAAACAAAGACAAAGACGGCAATACAGATAGACAAAAGCAATATGTTTTCGTACTCATCGAGCGTTTCTCTGACCGAGTTTGCGAACCGTATTTCTGTGGAATACTGTGACGTATCCTTGTCGAACGATACTGTCGAAGCGGTATCGGTCGAACTTAATATAGAGCCGAACGCATCGCTTGAACTGACGCTCGATTATAATACCGAAGTTGCGTACCCTGCAATGGAAACGGATAACTTAAACGTGCTATTGACCGACTTCCAAGGCGGTGTTAATGCTTGCTCGGTCGTTGCGAAGAACAAGACAGCCGAAAAGCAAAAGGCGGTGCTGACGGTCACGGGCAAGGCAATCGAGATAACGACAAAGACTTTGACCAAACAGGACGATGAAAGCGTGCGTAACAACGGAATAACCGAGTATTCTCACCCGTCAAGCGATCTTGTACAAAGCCACGATCAAGCGGAATACATTGCGAATTTCTTACTCGAAAAGATGCATGCGGGAGAGGGTGTTGTAACTACGACTTGGCGAGGCAACCCGAAACTCAATCTCGGTGAGAAGTATGTGTCGGTGGATAGGTTCGGAGACAGTCAAGAACTTGTGTGCGAGTATAACAAGTTTACGTTTGACGGCGGATTGAAACAAGAGACGCGCGGAAGAACGACATAAGGAGGGTATGAATGGCAAACTGGAAAGAGCCAAAGAGCGATTACAAAGCGGAAGACCAAGTAACGCCGGATATCTTCAATACTCTTGCGGAAAACGAAAAACACTTGAAAGAGATTTCTTGCAAGGTAGAAAAGAAAACAAAAAGCGGAACTACGACAACGATTTCCTCTATCGTTTTCGTAGAGCAATAGGATGCTGAAAGTAGTCAAAGGCGATGTCTTTGAGTTCGGGTTATCGTTTGAGAACGTTGCTACGGAACTCATAGAAAAGGTGGTGTTCGCATGCAAAGAACTTGGAATCGAAGAAGAGGCGGATAGAGAAGAGGACGAATTCCGCGTTCGAATACCGGGTGAAGTTACAAAGGACTTCAAAACAGGTTTTTTGAAATACGACATCATCGCCACCTTGATAGACGAGCAAGAGGTCACACTCGTGCATCGTCAAAAAATAGAAGTATTAGAGAGGGTGGAAAATGGCGGATAAAAACTATTATGGTAATCAGGGACAAGTAAACGTCACGCCCGGAATTACCGTAACCTACAACTACAATCGGTTAAAGAATAAGCCGACCATTAACGGGAAACCGCTTGACGGCAAGATGACGGCAAGCGACTTAAACCTATTGTCGAACGATGTGACGGAATACGAGGAAATCAAACTGGGAGTCGATAAACGCGACTCCTTTATTCTTGTCGTTGGAGAAAACGGCGAAACAAATAAGATTAAACTCGGAGAACTTGCCAAAGGGAAATTACAGGCGGTTGATAAGATAACCGAAGACATTCCGGATGGCGATTTTGTATTCAAGAAAATGGAGGAAAAATAATATGGCTCAAACTACAAACAAGTTTCAGATTATTCAGAAAGTCAGCGCGGAAGATACCGTCTTAATTCATCCCGAAACAGAGGCGGAAGTTGTCAAGTACAGCGGCACGGCGGCGGGTATTTCGGCGGAGAATGTGCAGGGCGCAATCGATGAAGTCTACGAGCAGGTCAAAGGTATCACGGGCGGTGGTATCGTAACGGGTATCAAGGGGGATAAAGAAACCGCCTACAGAAAAGGCGCTGTCAACCTTACTACTGCAAACATCGGCGCTGAACCGAGCGGAGCGGTGAACACTCACGATACGTCCGGAACGGCGCACTCGGATATTCGCACCGCCGTAACCAACGCACAGAACAAAGCAAACAGCGCATATGCACTTGCGGAAGGGAGAGCGAAGGCTATTTCGTTCGATACCATAGCGGCAATGACAACAGCATTGAAAGCGGCTGCTAAAACCGACTACAAAGTGGGCGATAACATCTTTATCAAGGCTTTGGATACTCCCGACTATTGGGTAAGCAAGGTTCTCGATAACAACACGGGTACTTACGGGTACTTTGAAATCAGCGCTCTCGAATCGCAAAAAGTTGACCTTGCCGCATATCAGACGAAGACGGACAACACGCTTGCGACCACGGCAAAGACAGTAGTCGGCGCTATCGGCGAAGTAAAAACGACTGCGGATGCGGCAAAAAGTCAGTCCAATACTAATGTCACAGAGATTGCTAATATCAAGAATGGAACGACTAAGGTCGGTGCAGCTACGAAAGCAGATAAAGCAACCAGTGCTGATACGGCAACGAGCGCGACTTCGGCGGGCAAATGGACTGCAGCAAGAACACTCGGTGTAAGCGTCAATTCGGGTGTCAAAAAAGACGGCTCGACTGCAATCAGCGGATCGGGAAGTCAGAGTGTGGACGGCTCTGCAAATAAAACGGTTTCGGTTACTTTGGGTGACAGCGGTGTAACCGCAGGCACGTATTCTGCCGTTCAGGTCAATGCCAAAGGCATTGCGGTCGCAGGCGGACAGATGATTGAAATCGGTACGAGCGGACAGACCGCTCCGAGTGCATCTCTTGCAACGGGCGGACTTTTCTTCAAGGTAGTATAAGGGGGGTAGTGAATGGCTTACAGACCGAAAATTAAGAATGCCAACGGCACTCTTACCGATTTGCCGTTGGAAGCCGAAACTGCAGTCAAACTAAAAACGGCAAGAACTATAGGATTATCTGGAGTCAGTGCTACGGCAAAAAGTTTTGACGGGACAGGAAATGTTACAATTCCTATTACAGGAATACCTGCAAGTCTTATTACCGGAGAACTTGTGGCAAAAAGTGCTGAAAAAGCATTAAAGGAAACGGACGGAACGTATACCGCGTTTGCCGTAGATAGCAATGGATATATAAAAGCAGGCGATAGGATAGTTTTGAGTAAAACACCATTGGCAATTACGACAATAGGTACATCATACGCAGATTATACTATCTTATCTGGTGACACTTTCCCGACTGTGGGAAAAAGTTACGAAGTTATATACCAAGATAACGGAATTAACCAAAGTTTTAAAATTAAATTCCCGGCGAAGGGCAACACGTCGTATGTCAACCTTTGTTTCTCTTTAATGTTTAATACGGCAAAAAGCAGTAACGATGTTACGATTAGCACGTCTTCCGATAAAACATACAAATATATAAGTTGGAAAATAGACCACACCAACAAAAAAGTTATGCAAACGAAGGTTTCGGGAGGACAGTGCGCGGCAACAACGGTATACTTTAAGGGAATTTACGAATTACACGAGGAGTTTGGAGCGAAATGAGAGTAGTGCCTATATCTAAACACGAATATAAGGTTTTCCCAATTGTTGACGAAGAACCCTATATCGAAATAACAAAAGAAGAATACGAAGGGCTCGAATTGTTTGAAAAATGCTTGTCAGATGATTTAACCAGAGTAATAGACTATGTTAAGTCCGAAGAAGAAATTCAAGAAGAACGCATTCGGCAACGTAATTTTGACTTAATTGAGCAAATCGGTGAGTTGAAAGCAAAATTGGGGAAAAGCGATTATAAGGCATTGAAATACTTTGAAGGCGAACTAACGGCAGAGGAGTATGCGCCTATAAAAGCCGAACGACATCTATGGCGATCGAAAATCAACGAATTGGAATCTCAATTAACGGAGGTGTAGCCATGGTAGCATCAATTATCATAAGCGTGTGTGCGAGCATCATCAGCGGAATGGTGCTCTTTTTCTTGCAAAGATTTTTCAAGAAAAAGCAAAAGGTAGATGAAGAGCGAGACAGAGCAAAAGCCAAAGAGAACATGCTGATACTAAAAAGTATAGATGCGGTTGGGAAATTGACATATGCGGATGCGGTAGCCATTCGAGACGGGAAAACCAACGGCGAGATGAAAGAGGCGATGAAAGCCTATGCGGAAGTTAAGGATGAACTCTACGAGTATTTGCTCGAACAAAATTCCAAGAAATAAGGAGGGGAAGATAAATGGAACAGTATTTGAATTTAATCAGCGTCCCGGCGATTGCTGCGATTGTGTACTGGGTGATTAACATCATTAAACACGCAGTCGGAGAGAACGAAAAGTTCAAGCGGTGTATTCCGCTTATTGCAACGGCGCTTGGAATCATGTGTGGCATTATTTGTTTTTACGCTTTGCCGAGTATTATCCCCGCGCCGAATATCGTGGTGGCAATCGTCATCGGTGGAGCGAGCGGACTGACAGCTACGGGTACTAATCAGATTATCAAGCAGCTCGGCAGAAAGGACGATACGGATGGAAAGTAAAGAGATTCGGTGCGCAGTGGCAGATGCTATCGTCATGTTGCTATGGATGAAAGACCTGTTAACGACCGAACAAAGGGACGAAATAATCAATAAAAATAAACTTTCGTTTCTTTCCTAATTAAGAGCCTTTTGTCTGGACTTCCTTCGATTTATACGCTATTGTTTGTGCTACCCTGACTGTGGGGTAGCACAAATTTTTTTATCAAGTTAAAGTCCTACATAAGTCAAGGGTAAGTAAAATAAAAAGTCTAAAAAGGAGGCTCGTATGGATAGAAAACTGAAAGTTGCGGCATACGGAAGGGTATCTACTAACAGTAAACAGCAATCGCACAGTTTTGATAACCAAAGCGATTATTGGAACAAAAAACTTGCTGAAAACCCTCGATACGAATATGTAGGTTTATATGCCGATGAAGGAATAATTTATGGGGAACAAAAATTAAAAATTTGAGAAATCGAAGCAATTTTTTCACTGAAATTAAAATCGAGTTTTACGTTTAGAGCCTAAAAATAATTGAAAATTTTCTATAAATATGCTATACTGTTGCCAAATTATTTAACCGTATATTGCAGACAATATGAGAGAGAAATAAAAGATGATAAGGGGCTATTATGGCAAAAAGCGAATTGTATGTAAATGGAATAGATGTTAAGTACAAAAAAATAAACAAAGACGATTATATTTCTTTAACCGATTTAGCAAGATATGCAAATCCGTCCGAGCCGAAAGTTCCCATTGCAACTTGGATGCGCAACAAAGATGTCATTTCGTATCTTGGTCTATGGGAAAAGTTACATAATCCAGACTTCAAAGGGCACGAATTCGAGGCCTTTGAAAATGCAGCTGGAAAACACAGTTTTTATTTGTCTCCGCAAAAATGGATAGAAAATACAAACGCAATAGGAATTGTTTCAAGATCGGGAAATAATGGTGGAACGTACGCCCATAGAGATATAGCTTTTGAGTTTGCGAGTTGGTTAAGTCCTGAGTTCAAATTATATCTTGTAACCGAGTTTCAACGCTTAAAAGCGCAAGAACAGAAAACAATTGAATGGTCGGCGAAACGCGAACTTGCTAAAGTGAACTATAAAATTCATACCGATGCTATAAAAGAAAATATAGTGCCGACTCTTACGGAGGCACAGTTGAAATATGTATACGCGGACGAAGCGGATTTATTAAATGTGGCATTGTTCGGGAAAACTGCTGCTGAGTGGAGAAAACAAAACCCCATGATAAAAGGCAATATCCGTGATTATGCAACAATAGAACAATTACTTGTGATAGCGAATATGGAAAGTTACAATGCCATTTTGATTGAGCAAAATGTTTCGCAAGGAGAACGTCTGCAACCGCTCAATAATATGGCTAAGTCTCAACTTCGAGTGTTAGCACAAAGCAATTCTAAATTACTTGTCGATAATAGAAAATAGGAAGTCTTA